TCTGCCATATGCCTGCCCTTGTTCCGTTTTTGTCAATCGTGATGATGCGGTTGATCACCTTGTCGGGCCGAGCTAGGCTAACGTGAACCCATGTTCCAAACTCCAAGATCAACTGACCAATTCCCATCACATCAATGACCGACGCCAAGTCTTTGGCGATCTCGTAGGGTGTACCGGCCTTAGGAGCCTTAAAGTCACAAGCGAAGGCCAATGTATGGTCACTGCCGGGTTTTGAGCCTATAACGCCATTCAAGGCCTTGCAGCGGTATCCTGACGTGATTGTGATTGGCGCATCAATGTGGAAGCGAATACGCTCCATCATTTCCAGCGTTTTTAATGCGTTTTCGCGTAGTTCATCAGGCAATCGGTTGTCAATGCCTAGCCTGGCCGCAGTGTCGCTGGCAGTGAATTCTTCCAGGCTGAAATGCGGTGTCATTTGTCTAGATACTTCACCATTGCAAACACGATGGCCGCAGCAGCCCAGACACCGACGCCGCGGTTAACCCACTGGTCAACCTTTTTGTCAATGCGTTGCAAGTGAACCTCTTGAATTCCGAGCTTGGTTTCAACACCGCCAAGCCTTAGTCCTTGCGTGGCCTGCCTTTCCTCAAACAGAATCAACTTGCCAACGGCGTCGGTTAGTTTGTCAACCTTGTTTTCCAGTCGTTTGAAATCATCGTCTGTCATGATCCATCTCTCTAAAGTTCAGCCGCTCTGGCTTCAACTTCGTACGGGTTATTCAAGTACCCGTATCGTAACAGCCAGTAGCTGTATTTTATGAGATATATCAATTTACCATCGCGCTGCATTTGCTCCAAGTGCTTGCGCTCGTGGCGAATCAAAGCAGCGTGTTGCTCGTAGCCGGGGGCAATGTAGATGACGTTCCAGAAGCTCGTCCAGCCGTGGAAGCCGCAGAAGCGCATATACGCGAGGATTAGGCCGGTGGCAGTGTGGGTCATGTGAGTACGTAAATGACGGTTGACCAGAATACGAGCAAGGCTAGGGCTATGCGGAGGTAGATGGTGCGTGTGGTCATGTTGTACCAGTAGAAACTACGACCCACTTTGCTCCGTTTACAAAAGTGTTTGAATACTTAAAACGGATGGAACTGACTTTGCCGTATGCGGCTGTGGGGACAAAAGACCCAACCAAATAAACCGCATTCCAAGTCAAAGTATTGCCGCCGCCGCCGGCTTGCTCAAACAGAAACTCCAACTCGTCACCATAAGCGGGGGTAAAAGTTGGAGCAGCAATAGTTGGGTTGCTGGTGATGGAGCAAAAATAAACCCCGTAATCAGAACTTGGCGTAACCGTTGTTGGGCTAGAAGTTGTAAATGTGTTTTTGCTTGCTATCGGAGAAAGAGTCCGAAGTGTTTTAATGTGCGTTATGGCAATGCCGCTTGCATTGGTGTAAGTTGCTTCACCGTACAAAATACAAGCAGACGTAGAACTGCTTGCACCTTGCAAATAATAATTTGTTGAAATTCCAGAAACATAACCAGCGTTTAAATGTACAGTGCTGTTTGGAGCAGCAAAAACCCGGACACATTCGCTTGAATAACCAGCGCTTTGCGAAAACGTGCAATCTTTGACCGAATAAGAACCACCGGTTACAACACGAATAGAAGCATTAGCAGCAATCACGCTGCCTGCACTAAGCCAAACCTTTTCAACGTGCGCCCCATAAATCAAACCGCCTTGTGCCTGATTGAGGAATATGCCTTCGTTTTGAGCAATTAAATACGTCCCGCCGTAAATGGAAACGTCGTTGATGTCATTAGCGCCATAAATTCCATTAATGCCGCCTCGCGTCACATTGTCAGCCAAAGTAATTGACGAAACTATGCCACCTGAACCACTGCCAGAACCACCAGCAGTAGAAATGTAAATACCGTATCCAGTGCTTTGCGCTTGGATTCTGCAAGACTCAACAACCGATTCAAAAAAGTTGCCTAATAGTTTAATTCCTATAACGGCATCAATGACCAAATCTCGAACAATGCAACCGTACAAATAAGAGTCACCCGCCAAAGGCCCCTGCATTATCAGGCCCGTTCCGGTTCCTGCATGAGTGATTTCCAAACCTTCAATAACAAGGTTTCTAACTAAAGTAGCTGCTCCAGAAACGGTTACTGTCAGTGCGTTAACAACGCCAGCAGAAGTTGTAAGCCGTGCGCCGTACCCCGTAATTCGTTTTTGATAAGTGTTGTTTGCGCTGAATGTGGCAACTATTGTCGTTGTCACATAAAAGTTTTTGCCGCTTGGAAAAACCAAGTCAACTGGGTTTGCCACCCAATAATTGATTGCCGTTTGAATTGCGGCGTAATCGTTGGTTGAGCCGTCCCCCACTGCCCCAAAGTCCAACACACTCACACTCTCCCGCAGCTTAACCTGAACAGTCGTAGCCACGGCTCCGGTGCCTGCGGGGGTGTAAGACACATTTGCAGATGACATGAACTCAGTGTCAACTGGTGCTGAATACACCACGCTTCCATTGCGGTTCTGAACCTGAATGCTGTACTGACTATTGACGTAAAGCCTGGCAGGTGTTCCGTTGTTGATTGGATAGCCACCCAGAGTGCGAATAGGCTGTGCAGCAGGTATCGTCAGCGCTGCATCCCAATACACATTGATGGGGTTACCAATAGGGCCAAGGTTGGCTATGCCGATGAAGATGTAGCCATTTTCTAGTGGCTGACCATCGATGTCAGTAAAGATTGGGAATGGAGTGGATACAGACAGAGTTGACATTGTCATTCCTTTATCAGAATATATTGCTTGTTCAGAGGATTAGGCCGGTGGCGGTGTGGGTCATGTTAGTAAATAAATGACAGTTGACCAGAATACGAGCAGGGCCAAAGCTATGCGGATGTGAATGGTTCGGACGGGGGTCATGACCAATTTCCTTGCACAGTGTTTGTCCCTGTGGCTGTCCAAGTGTTGGCTGGGTTTAGCGTAGTAAACTCGTTGTTTACAAACTTGGAAGTACCCGGCAATGTGGTGTACGCACTTGCCAGAATCGCCGTGGTGCTTTGCAAAATGTTGCCAACAATTCGTAACGCTGTACCCGCCGCTGCTGCTGCCGCGCCATACAAGTTAATGTCGCAAGTGGTATTGGTTCGCATGACGTTATTCATCACTACATCTGCTGTGCAACGATCCATTAAAATACCTATGTCGCAGCCTTCAATTCGATTAGCGACTACTTCGTAACCAGTAGAGCCAACACCAAACAAATAAATGCCGTAAGTTGTAGCACCGAAAATGTTGTTGTTTCTTATGTCGCAGTTTGGCGGGTTTTGAAACGTGCAATAGATAGCACCCGTCATTAACTTAGTGGCGCGGGTATCCATAATGCTATTGCCATTAATCTCGGTACGACCATCAGCTGGAACGCCAGAAATGTTTATGGCAATTCCGGTAATGTCGTAGAAACTATTGCTAGTTACTATTGCATTGTCCGACAGTTCAATTCCAGAACCTGCGCCAGCAAAAATGCTGTTGGCAATGATGGTAGATGGGTAATTTAAGAAACTACCGGACGGCTGCGTAATCTTCAACGCGCTGTTGGTGAACGTGCAGTTGACAAATTTGCGATTTTCGCCATTGTTAATGTATGCGTTGCTGCTGATAAATGTGCAACTATCAAAAACAATGTTTTGTCCTTGTACGCTTTCATAGATGGCGGCAGCATAAATGGGGGCTGTGGCACTGGCAATGGCCGTTGTGCTCATGTTCTTAAATACACAATCAATAAATGTGCCGGTGATTCCCTCCGATTTAACACCGGAACCCGCCAAGTTACCCCAAGTGCCTGGTTCATTGGGAACAGGAAACGTAGGTGTTACACCGGAATTACCAAGACTTGCCAAGTTATAAAATACATCCGCATACCCAAACGTGCGATTGCCAAATGACGTTTGAACCGTTGGCGTGTCCATGTAGACATTGTTTGCTGATGCGTATGTGGCGTAATTGTAGGATTCAAACTGAATGAAAGTTCCGCAGTTAAAAATCCAGCCGTTTGTAACTACCGCTTTCTTGGTAGCACTGGCGTCATAACGCTCTTCAATCTCAATGCCTTCGGCTCGGCATCCTTGAATCTTGAAGTTTTCGATGGACACAAGAACTTTATCTTTGTACGAGATGATGCCGTTGCGACCAGCATTTTCAATGTTGACACTATCAATAGTCAGCATCTTTGCATTTTGAACCGACTGGATGCCATCCCACTGCATCCCTTGAATGTCTGCATTTTTGATATAAATGTTTGCGTTGGAGCCGCAATCAATACCAGTGCCGCCGTTTTTGAGTTGGACGTTTTCAACAATCACCACATCAGTGTTGCCAACCCGAATGCAGCCAGCGTTGTAGTCCCATTGCAAGAACCGCCATTTGCCACCACTGAATGCTGCGCTGGTGCTGGTGGTGTCCAGCGTGTGGCCCAGGTCAATGGACAAGTTGAAGCAGCCAAAGTAAGTGCGGCTCACCACGTTGCTGTTGAGGTTGCCTGCCGACGACAGAAAAGCCCCTGATGTATTGGCAGCGGTGGACTGAATCAGTGTTGCGCCAATGCCCGAACCATGCACTTCGGTCTTGTCTTGCATGGTAATTGCGGTCGTGATCTTGTACGTTCCGGGAGGGAAAAACAGAATCCCGCCATTCGTCAGCGAGGTTGCTGCGGCCTGAATCGCCGCCGTGTCATCAGTAACCCCGTCACCCACCGCCCCAAAGTCCTTAACGCTCACACTCTCCCGCAACTTTGTCTGCACGGTTGTGGCAACGGCTCCGGTGCCTGCGGGGTCATAGACTACATCGCTTGCATTGATGATTCCGCCATAGCGCTCAGTTGCAGTCAGTGATGAGTACAAGTCAAAGCCATTTCGGTTGCGAACCTTGATGCTGTAGTTGCTGTTAACGTACAGACGACCAATTGCACTGCCGTTTAGCGGATAACCGCCTCGGGTGCGTACAGGCTGCGTGACGACCTGCGTTAATGCAGCATCCCAATATGCCGTCAATGGCGTTGAGATAGGCTCAGAACCAGCTACACCAATCCAGATGAATCCGTTCTCAAGAGCCGTGCCATCGCTATCGGTAAATGTGGGAAATGTGGGCTGGATGCTGAGAGCGGTCATTATTGGTTCTCCTGGGATTCCGGACGAAATACATCAACAGCTTGGGTAGATGCACCTGAGTATAAACCGCCATAAGCGGCTGGCATTGCTCTTGAGGCAACACCGGCTGGACGCACTTTCTTTTGAGCGCGAACGATTTCATTTTTCAATGCAGTAATGGCTGCATCTGGATTGTTGTAAACCATGTTGGAAAGCTGTGCTGCAATTTTTGGATTGAGCCTGTCTTTGGCGCCAAGCAATACGTTTCTGAACATGGTGTATCCACGACTCAACAAATTCAATTTATCTGCTCTGAGCGTACCCTCTTCCATTTGCTCACCCAAAATATCACGACCAGTTGGACGAGTAGCTGCTCTTGCAGCACGAGCGGCTTCATCAACTTTATTGGATCTAGCCAAATCATCAATCACCAACTGAATGTCTGTCAATTGTGCTGGTGTAAAGTTTTGCGCTCTCAGAACTGGCTCAATGGCATTGGGATTATTGAGCATTGGATTTTTACCAGTCTCAATAACAAGGCGCAAACCCTTTGCTCTGTCTGCAAATTCCTTTGCTAAGTTACGTCCCAAGGCTTGCTCGTATGAAGACTTGAGTTTTCCTGTTTGGTCAAACAGTTCACCAACCACCTTCATTGTGCCAGCCTCTGTCAAAGGCTCACCTCCTGGCGTTTGTGTCAGCATCTGGTTTAAGCGAGTCTGAACTACGCGACGAATTGCATCTTTGCCTTGGGCATCTGAACGTGCCAAGGCAACACCCATGCGATCTCCACTATCAAGAATGTGGTTCAGAATTTGATCTGGCGTCTTGTTTTTGAAACCGCCACCGAGAGCGGTCAACTTAGACAAGGCATCATGACCTTGAACGGCCTCTTGTTCAAATGTCTCCAAAGCCCTTTTGATGCCCATGCCTGACTTGTCCAACACGGCAAATTGCTCGGCATTTTTTTGCAGGAAGTTGGCAGCTTTCGCTGGGTCAACTAGACCAGTTTGAGCGTCCACCGTAGCCAATCTAAACTGGCCCAAAATACCGTTACGAAGTGAGTCAAAAGCCTGTGGATCACCAGCAAACGTAGTGACAAATTGATTGGCAGCATCACGGTCTTTGGTGAATTGCGTTACGACTTGAGAAGGCTCAATACGTTGCTCACCAAACATGCCTGGCTTAAGTATTTTGGCTGTTTCTCCAGTGCGGAATCGCGGAGCATACTGCTCTCGGTACGTTGCCAAGGCTTTGCCATACAAGTCTTTGGCTTGTTGCGGCAAAGTGTCTGAGACATCAATTGCCTCATCAATTTTGCGTTGTAAACCTAATAGATTTCGTGTTTCTATACCAACAAGTGAACCTTGCCCACGACTAGCCGCCATCACATCTGAATTGATGGCTTTACGCAAAGCATCCAATTCAGTCAATGTTGCCTCTGCTACTGGCTCTGGTGCTGGGGCGCGTTGAATTGGACGACCAAATTGATCCAGTAAGTTAAATGCTGGCTCTTGTGTTGGTGCAGGACGTAGCGCCATAATGCGCCGCACAATTGCTGGCGCAGTTTCAGGCGAGAATGATGAAAGAGGACGACCAAGAACTTTTTCAGCTTCTGCTACCAACTCATTAATGTTGACTTTGGCGTTACCTGCTGCTGCTTCCGCTTGAGCATAAGCTGGTTGTACTTGCGTTGTTTTCAGCGTGTCAGACAATTGTTTTGCGCGTGAAGCAATCTGCTCTCCAGTCTCTTGAGGCCCAGTGGTTGGGAACCTTCCAGCAAATGCAGCTTCTACTTGTGCTTTTTCATCGTCCAAATTGCGAAGAATTGAATCTCTTGCCTGCGTCAACTCGTCCAACACACCCGGCTGTAAGGCTTCGCCCTGCTGATCAATTTGTTGGTTTACACGCACCAGTTGCTGCTGCAATGCCCCAACACGCTCGTTCATCAAGCGTTGAATTTTAACTGCTTGTGTTGGGCTGGAACCCCTGAGTCGTTCAGCCAATACGGAAATCGTAGGCGGGGCTTCACCACCACCAGCAACAATATTTTCAGCCAATGTTCGCTGAAAACCTGGCGTTGTTGGAACTTGAACTCCAGCCTGAATTTCACTGATGGTGCGTTCTGCCGCACCCGGTGTTCCACCAACTGCTTTGAACAATTGTCTTTCAGCAGCCATTGTTGGGTTAATCAATGGCTGTATCGTGGATTCCCATAAGCCTTTTACGACTGATGTTCCAGCCTTTGCAACAGGTGGAACTAAGCCACCGCCCACCATGCCTACAGCTACATCAACGGGTGATTCTGCTACGGGCGTAGCTCCAATACCTCCGGCTGTCATGCCAGCACCAACACGCTGTCCTAGCGTTGCCCCACCTGTTGGCCCCATGCCTCCAACACCTACCGCTTGGGCAATTGGAGTCACTACAGGTGCTGCACGAGTGCCTTGTGCCAAAGCAGCAGCAGTACGTCCAAGTTGTGCTGGTAATGCTGTTCCTGCCGCAACTCCAGAAGCCAACTCACCGACAAATTTTTCAGTACCAGATTGTGGTACTGGTACTCCAGCTTTAGTCAAAAGATTGCTTAAAGCCGCTGAAGGCGGTTGTATTTGAGTACCAAATACACGATTTATCAATCTTGCCGCTGGGTCAGCAACGGCTGGGGCTAATGTTCCAGCAGCAAAACCAGCCAATGCACCGGGTGGCCCACCCATTGCAGAGCCAGCAGCAGCACCAGCTACTGGCAAAGCCAAAGCGCGGGTAACCGCCCCCATCACACCTTGAGTTGTGGTTTCAGGACTGGTTGGCAAAGCCGCTGGTGCTTGTCTGCTTTCTCCAGGGATTTTTGAAACTTGTTGTTGTTCATAAAATCCTGCCGCAGCAGCTTGAATCAATTGCTCATCAGTAGCGTTTTTTGGGCCTTCAATTTCAAGTATGCTTCCGTCTGGTGCCTGGACTTTATAAATTGGCATGACTTACTTCCTCAAAACTTTGAAGCCTGGCGGCATTGCAGGTACAAATCCCGGTGGCATTGCAGGTGTTGGCGTTTGTGCTGGCGTTGGCGCTTTTTCTTCAATAGCATCATAAAAATCTTGAATGCTTGGAATGCGTCCTGTGTAACCTTGCAAAGAACCTTGACCTGGCCCCTGCATATATTTAACCATCGCTTCACGATCTTTTGCTGATTCTGTCATTTGAGTAACAATGGATCGCAAACGCCTAGCATTATCTGCTTGAGGTGCTTTTGGATCATACGATCTTGCCAAGAATGCTTCACCTTCAGCCCGTGTAAATTGAGCGCCAATGGTGGCTCTCAATCCTTCTTGAATGACACGTTCTGCATTCGCTCTTGCCTCCCTAGACGCCGGAGCTACAAAAGACTGCACCACATCTGGAGTCAAACCAAGCACGGGGCCTGTAATGCGTTTTTGTGTTTCCAAAATATTGGTAACAGCATTAAGTTGATTAATACGGGATGCAGCTTTGGTTTTTTCTCCGCCCATCCACTCAACTGCCAAAGGCGCAAACTTTTTGTCCATCTCCTCCTCTAATTTACTTGGAGGACGAGGCTGACCAGGCATATTGACTTGAACAGCAGGTTGCGTTGGTTTAACCAATGCACTAATGTCATTAGTGTCTTGGTTGTACTGCCACGTATAACCAGACGTTGGCAAACCTCTGGCTTTGGCTTCTGCTGGAGTCAAAATTGCATAACCTTTTTTGACTTCAGGAGCCACTTCACCTTTCACCAATTCAGGTCGTTTTCCAGGCTCTACAAAGAAAGTCCCAGGCAACGGTTTGCCTTCTGCGTCTGTAATTCCTGCCGCCATTTTGTCAGCAGCAGATGAGATAGTCTTACCACCAATTGCTGCCGTCGGAGCTGCACCAAACATAGCATTGGCTGCTTTTTCGTACTTGTCGCCAAGTGCCAATGTAGACATCCGCAAAGTTTCCAAAGCAAGATCAGGCGCTTTTTCAATGCTATCTAACAGCAGTTTTAAACCTTGTTTTTTTTGTGGGTCTGCTTCTGCATCAAAGCGCTCACGAACTATGTTCATGGCGACTTCTGGATTCTTTGACTTCAAAGCTGAACCAACTTGACCAGCAAACACAACTTGATTTTCTCTCTGTTTATCAGAAAGAGTAGCGTCTGCTGCCATAAGATTTTGAATCTGTGCAGCAGGTAAAAATCGCACTAGTTTGCGCGTGTCTTCTTGCGTTCGTTGGTCTGGTGATTTGTTTAAATATGCAGAAATCTCAGCATCTGCCAATGCTTTTTGTTCAACCGCTGCTTGTTCAGCCAATGCCTTCTGCTGCGCTAGTTGAACAGCCGCTTGCTGCTGCGCACGAGCCGCATCCATATCAGCCATCGTTGCGCCCAGTTTCAGACCGGATACAAGGTTCTCAAACGGATTCAAAGCACCCGGAATTTGGTATTGGATTGGTTGAACCATGATTGTTCCTTTAACCGTAAACGCCTGGAGCAGTAAAGTTTACGCCCATTGCCTGGTTGTATTGGTTAGGATTTCCACCACCAAACAAACCGCCAAACCCAGGCAGACCGAACTGACCAGTGCGCCCGTAGTTCATACCTGCCATTTGAAGTGGCATACCGAGCAGGTTTGTAAGTGGCGCTGCACCAGCCAATTGACCGCCAGCCTGTGCTGCACCTTGCTGACCCATAAGGGTTGCAATGTTTGTGCCTGTTGCTTGACCGGCTGCACCAGTACCCGCTGCTGATGCCTGTCCCAATGATGCAAGATCGCTCGTGGCACCCATGCCTTGTGAAGCAAGATTTTGCGCTACGTTGCCGCCTTGAGTAGCCAAGCCACCCAAACGGCTGTATTGCTGTTCAATAAGTTGGTTCAGCAACTGTGGGCGAAACTGAGCAAGTGCGCCTTGGATGTTGCCACCACGCAGGCCACCAGTAGCTGATGCTCGTTGAAGCATGGCCTCTTCGCCTTGTTGTGCAAGTGCCTTGAATTGCTCTCCACCGCTGATTCGCTCGATGGCTGCGCGTTGTGCATCTTGACCAGCTTGTCCACCAACATATTGCATGGCAGGACTAGCTTGTGCTTGACCACCTTGGGCTTGAGCCTGCGCTTGAGCCTGTGCTTGAGCATTTTCTTCTTGCGCTTGCACATTGCGAATGGCCTCGGCAAGACCTGCTTGATCAATTTCACCACCAACCGTGCGCGTAAAGTCACCGCCCATGCCACCGTATTGCTCTGTCCGTGTTGGTGATGTAAATTGCCCAATCAAAGCATTACGAATATCAGCCTCAGACCTTGCTGCTGGAGCCATTTGAGCAAGAGTTGCACCGCCAAGAGCGCCTAAACCACCGCCAAAGCCAGCAAATCCACCTCCAAAGCCACCACCCATTGGTGCTGCACCACCACCCATTGGAGGCGCTATGGTTTCAGGAGCCATCCCAAGAAGAGCCATCTGCTGATCTAACGCACTCTGACCTGCTTGTGAATACTGCTGAAGCGTTGGAAGTGCGCCTGCACCAGCCGCTTGATATGGCGCATATTGTCCAAGCGCACCCTGCCCTGCCGCAATGTAAGGGGACAACAATTTGCGCATGGCATCAAACTGACGCCGTTGTTCTTCAATGCCAGCTTGGGCCGCACCAGCTTGTGTAGACGCTGCGCTACTTGCGGCATTTGAAGACATCAATCCACTGAGTAAAGACGATCCTCCAAGGACTAGGCCCATGGTAATTGGATCAATAGCCATGATCAAACTCCTTCATATTCTTCAAACGTCTGTATGGATTTACCGAGCATGATAAGCCAATCCACCGCAGCGTGTGGAAGCATCAAGTTATCAAAATGCTGGTGTAGAAGTGTCATGGCATCCTCAGAGGCTACCGGCAGCCATGAACTCGGTGCGCTCATTATACGATTTCGCGCCCAGATGCCCGAATAGTCAGCGATGTAGCTGCACTAGCAATGGTTGAGATGACTCCACCAGACTCCAATGCCTGACCGACCAACTCTGGAAACGTGTAAGTCTCGTCTGGTGCAATGGCGCGTGTGTCCACAATCAGGTTAGATGCTCCTGCGCTACCACCACTGGTAATCAAGTTCACACCAATGGTCACGTTGGCTGCACTGGTGTTGGTAACCGTAAACTTGTCGATGATGGTTTTGCAATTGCTTGCAGTGTACTGAGCAGTTTGAGTGTTTTCAACCTGCTTGGCTGGGATCAGCACTTTTACTGTAACGGTCATGATGGCTCCTATTGTTGGGTTTGTGTAACAGCCAAGATTACTGCTGGCGCTGCTGGCGCAAATGCTGTGGCTGCAACAGTGGCAATACTGATGTTTGTGTCATCGGTTGCGTACATCACTTCAATGAAATCGTTTGCCGCTAGTGAATACACCTCATTAAGTGCAATAACAATGTATCCATTGTTAAGCGTAATGGATGCAACCCTTGCTGAATTTGGAAAATCTGTGGTGCCGTTCAGTCGCAACCATACCCAAATTGACTTTTGTGAACTATTTGTTGACGTAATTTGAACTGATGCTGCAATGTTGTACAAGCCAGCCTGATCCACGTAAATCTCTGACGTTGTTGTTCCAATATAGACGCCGTTGGCTATCTCTGTATTGGTGAAAAGCAGTGGGTAAGCCGTGTTTGCCAACAGCGGAGTTTGGCTGTTAGTCTTGGTGAATTCACCGTAATAAAGTTGTTGCTCAATCGTAGGACGAACAAAAATAACGCCATCAGTAGTTCCTACTTGCAAAACCGCTGCAACTGGAATGACGTTATTGGGAGCAGTTGGCTTTACATTGGTAAATGCACCAGCAACAGTTGGTGATGCGTACAGAATATCACCTAACGCAAACGAACTTGTGTCGACATCACGCACAAAACCCCATGCCGTACAGTAACCTTTTTCTCCCGTATCTGGAAGATCATGTGTCATGACACCAACAACATAAAGTGTAGGCGTTGAACCGTCGGCAAGATAGGGAGCAATAGATAGTGCGCTATCTGGTACTGCTCCTGTAAATCCTACTACTGTACCGTTTGGAATCATCACCCCGGTGTTGTTTTGAACACGAGCGTAATACTCCATTCCAATTTGCTGGACAACTCCGTACTCCATTCCCAAATCAGCAGTTTGATCGGTACTATTCCAGGCCAAACGACGAATTCTTGATACGTGAGCAGCAACATTCAAATCAATGTAATCAGTGACCAATGAATTGTTGTTTTGTACGGCTGGTGCAAAGAATTCAATGTCTTTTACGAGCTGATGCAACTCATCAAGTGCTTGCTGAATCTTGGCGTTATTGGCGGCATCATTGACTGCTGACGACTGTGCTAAAGCCGAAATCTCTGCTAGTGCTTCATTGGCTGTCGCTAGTGCAGAGCCAGCAGCGATGCTGACCTCGTTAACCACATCTGGAGCAATCTGATCTACTGTGGCAAACAGCAGTTCAAACTGCCTGATTTGCTGTTGGTCAGTCAAAAACTGCGCGAGCTGATCCCGTGAAAGATTTAGCTTGCGCGAGTAGGGTGCTGTTGCCATCAGAATGCCAATGGTTCAATCTGCGCTTCCAGTCTGGCAAACGACAGATGGGCATCAGATACGCCTTGAAAGCGTTGTACACGCCAATTTCTCATGTGTCCCTGTCGGAACCAGGCAAGACGTTTCAAACGATCTCCAATACCGCCTGCTGAGATTGTGTGTGTTTGGCTCCACGATAGGCCATCAAGACTGTACGATGTAGACAGTACGGGAGAACCGGTAACTCGACCTGTAAGAGCCACCAATTCCAGTTCGTGGATCAAAGCGCCATTGCCTTCGTTGTAGATGATGGATGTGCTGAATTCCCAGCGTACCAACTGACCCCAGTGAGAGCCAATGGTGTTGGTAAAGTATCCCAACGATGACGATTGTGGATCACCTACATTCCAACGGTCATAGCACCACACCATGTTCTTGGCGCGATACTGAGATAGTCCGACATATGTGCTTACCAAAATGTGCCAAATAGGCTGCTTTAATGCCTCAGACGCAGCATAATCAAAGACCAAGGTTTGGTCAGGAAGATGGACATAAAGCAACTGATGGTTGCGGTCGTTACGTGCTTCTAGCTTAACCAAAGACAATTGGGCCTCGGTGTAGTTCAGCAGTATCCGGTCAATCTCATCTGAACTGATTTTGTTGGCTGTAGCGCTTGACCCCATGTAAATGCCTGGAGCTTCGTTACGTCCACCACCAAGAAATGCGACAGTTTCAACAAATACACAATTTGCTTGTGTTCCTACTGTACCTTTTTGAATCTGTGCGCCATCAATACGCTGGAATGGGAATAGATCACCGCCCACGTTATCAAACACCTCAATGGTGTTGCTGTTCAAAGCGTAGACTTCGTTGCGTAGCTTGATCAGTGATACCACTGGATCAGGGTCAACCTCTGAGCTTCCATACTTCAGTGGGTTGACCTGCATGGGGTCTGTCAACTCGGTAACAATCAGAAACTCGCCGTCGGTGGTCATGAAGTAACCATCAATCCAGCAAACATCTAGCACCAAACCAAGGTCTGGATCGGTAACTTGTACAAATCCACCAGATGGTGACCAGTAATACAAACGTCCACCAGAAGCAATCGCCAGAAGATCAAAGCTGTAGTCAAACGTGACAAGGCCACCAGAGCCTACGTCACCCAACGTGGTAACTGTGCCATCGCTTGCCACGGATACTAGACTGGTGCCCATTACCCGGTACATCACGCCGTTCCAGTTAATGCCACCACGATCAATGCCTGGGCCAGTTCCATTTGCCACAATGCCGTCAGCTGGACGTAAGTAAGCATCACTGATGCCACTACCTTTGGGTGTGACAATCAGATTTACCGGGTAGGCCGTGCGAAAGTCCGGACCGCTATCCGTAAAAATGCCGCTGACGATGGGGATTTGCATTACTTCGCCTTATTTCGGGCTGAGATTTTCTTGGCCTTTGCTTGGGCATCTGCTTTACTGGACGCGCCCCAAGCCTTTAGACTGAGTAGCAGCCGGGTAGGCTCTCCGTCTTTGTACTCAGGGCCGGGCATATTACCCATGCGAGCCAGGAACGATGCTCTGCGTGGATTGTCGCCAGACTTGACGGGGGCTTTTATGTTCTGTCCTGCCGCCTTCAGACTAGCCCGTCCAGCAGCGTTTAAACCACCTTTTGGGTTTTGTCCTTCTTTACGAGTCCAAGCAGGCGACTTAGCCATTATCAGATACCGTCTTCGCCCGTTTGGACATTTAGAGTCGTGCCTGCTGCGCTGATATGCGAAAGAACAGTGTCGTCACCGCCTTTGCGCACAATGATTTCGCTGCCAGCACGGATTGGCAGGTCTGCCGTTGTCGCAGTACCGGCTGCATTTCTAACGCGCACATAGCAAATGTTGGCACCACTATTCACCAAGCGAACGGCTGTGTCGTCCTTGGCAATAGTGATGCTGGCTGAAGCTGCCGCAGGCGTAACGACCTGATTGGAGCCGTAGCGTGGACGGAATTGATTGAGAATTGCCATGTGAAACTCCTATGCAATGCGATACCACGAATTCGTGGCTTGGTAAAACCTCATGCGGAAAAAGTCTTCCGCAGCAAGCGTTGTCGGATCACCAAAAGCAGCCGCAGCGCCATTGAGTGCCAACGTGAACGTCGTGATTTGCTGTGTTGTCGTTACCAGAATTTCAGTGCCATCCGGTGTTGAAGTGTTCAATGGCAATGTGATCGTTCCCGTAGCCAACGTGCTGGCAGGCTGAATCAGAATCCATTGCTGTTCACTGACTGGTGTCGGTGCTGCAATATTGAAGCCTGTGCCTGGGGTATACAGGTTTGTTGCAACCGTTGGAGAGGCAAACGATTGCTGGAAGTACGTCAGCAGAGCCGAGATAGGCAAACGCCGTGAATCGCCATTGTTTGGGCTATAAACCGGGATTTGATCACCGGATGAAGCTGACGACAACAGTGGAAGTTGATTGATAGTTGGCATGATGCCCCCTCAGTTGAAATCAATGAGTCCGTCAGAACCAGCCAAAACCGGATCAACGGGACGCGGAACAAATGGATTGCTCCAGCGCCACGATTTGTTTCCAGAACCTATTGGCATAGTGCTTGGCAACTGTTGCTCAATCGGTGCTGTTGCACGAGCCAACAACGTGTCGTACGCCTGCTTTGCAGTGATCTTGGTGTCGTTGGTTGGAGTGCGACCGTAACTCGGCGCAATCTTTACACCCAGATTTGTGATGATGGCCTCGTAGGCTGAATCAGGCACATTGCTTGGCTCATTCAAGTCAGAGTCTTGAGGAGAGTTGGGCAACGGGTAACCCAAACGAATACCCTTGGCGTTCCAAGTCGCCATCATTGCGTCAAGACGACGCACAGCGCTTTGAAATTGCTCTGGCGTCAGATCAAAAACATAAGACGCAAGACCGATTTCTTCAAAGGCCGCTGCAACAAATTGGCGTTTGGAATATCCCATTTCAGGTGTCCTTCATGGTTTCCGTGATTCGTTCAAGCAATCGCTTATCAGTAGTGCGACCGTCAAACTTTAACCCAAGAAGTGTAGCTTGTTGCTCCAATTCTGCACGGGTTGGTTGTGCATTATCGTCTGGTTCTGCAACAGCAACACCAGTTTCTCGTGCTGTCTTTTCAGCCCTAGCCTTTGCCTTGGCAATCTTGAATTCACTTTTACGCTTTGACGACTTCTTCTTGTTCCGCCAATCAGCAGTTTTCCGAGTCGCAATGGCAGCGTCGCCAGCGGCTTTGAATGCAGAATCAGTGTCAATGTACCAGCCAGCGCTCAAATGCGCTTGTAGCTCGTTCTGATCAGCCACAGAGGCCAATTTATACGACTTACCTCGCAGAATGTAGTTGCCTGGACTGCGGTAAACGTGAATCGGAAATACGGTCATTTTTTCTTTGCAGTTTTCGCGGATGCTTTGAAAGCAGAAGCAGTAGGTGCGCCCTTCATACCGGGCTTACGCATTTTCTCACCAGAGCCTTCTTTGATGCGCTCTCGTTTGGCTGCAATGTTGGCATACAAGCCAGGTGGTTTTGACTTCATTTCTTTGCCTTTGGTGGTGCCTTGCTTGGCTTGCCTGCTTTTTGAGCAGAAGTACGTGCTGTACTCAATGCAATCGCAATTGCTTGCTTTTGAGGAATCCCGGCTTTCATTTCTTTGGAAATGTTTTTGCCGATAGATTTCTTGCTGTAACCCTTAATCAGAGGCATATTTATCTCCAGATGTAAAAAAACGGGTGGCAGCTTTTAACCACCACCCGCTTTCTTGTTTCGGATTACTGACCGAACAACAGGATACCGGCCATTTCCGGGTTGCTCATCGTCACACCATACAGAGTATCAAGACGATACTTGGTGGTCATGGTGTCGATGTCGTAGAACTTCTGCATCACCAGTTCGATGCCTTGGTCGGTGCTGGCGCGCATGATTGCGACACCGGCATCGGAAGGCACAGAGTAGCGACCGGGCAGGAGTTCAATGGCTTCCTTCGACCAGAAGCAGTTCACACCAGCGGCGTTGTCGTTCAGCCAGTTGATCGACGCAGTAGCGGAGGTGCTTGCCACGTTGATGTTCTTGTACTGAAGTTCAGCGTCGGTCGGTGCGCTGTTTGCGCCAATCATCGGAGGGCTGATCACCATTGAGGTGCCGTTGGTGATGCTGATGACACGGAATGTCTTCAGTTGACCAGTGGACAACTTGGTGATGTGATGCACGGCTTCAATACCTGCGATCTGGAAGCAGTCACCGGCATTGACGCCAACCGTGGTGGACACGGTAACAGTCTGATAGCGGTTATCCACGTTGATCTGACCGCCAACCGAGTTGGACGTGGCAGCGGGAACGTAGCGAACCTGGGCGCCGTTGGTAGCAATGGTCACAGCAGTGGCTTGGGCCGTCAGACGGTTGCCGTAGTCCAGCTTGTAAGTGTCAAAACCAGCCACCATGCCAACATAGCTGCGCTCGTAGGCTTTGTCCGACTTGGCGTTACCGAACGAACGGGTAGCGACTGCCAGATTGCCAGCCAAACCGTTGTAGTCCCGGCTGTTCAGAGCCAGATAACGATTTTCCATTGCAATGCCTTGCTCGTTCATGATGCTATCGCACAGAGCGACATCATCATAATCGCCGGAGGCACCAGCAACAGCCACTACCAGGGTGCCTTGATTGGCAGCCACGTTCATCACGGCCACGTTGATGTCAGAAGCGAGTTTCTGACGAGCAGCGGTGCCCAAGCGACCTTCTTGCAGCGCATCACGCAGTTCTTTGGCGTTCAGCTTCCAGGCGCTGGTTTGGCTGTAACCCAGCGTTGCAGGCACGGATAACTGAGTCATGTCGTCGTAGTTTGCCGAGATCGAAGAACCAACCGTAGACGAGAATGACTGAGCGATGTAAGGCATCGGACGCCAAATGGTGTCCCGTGCGCGTTCCATCATCGTGCTGTCGGTGTTGTACACCGAGATGTTGCGGCTCAGAACCAAAGCGTCCTGAAAGCCTTCCAGAATGTTTTCGAACGCTACGCGCTCTTCCTTGTTAAATGCGTTTGCCATGATAGGCTCCTATATAAGTGACGAATGAAAAAAACTTGCTGGTCACTCAACCTATAAAGCCGGCTGGATGCTTATATAACCGTCCTGCCCTTATTTGGTGGGCGAATCCATGTAAGCGGAATATATCATATACATTCCGCTTACTGTCAAGTCATCGTTTGGCAGATTGCTTTTCGCGCTGCTGTTGACGGTAACGAATTACCTTCGTCATATCACCAGTTCGCTCTGCATCCGCCCTCAGTCGCTCCAGTGTGCTATCCGTGGAGCCACTGATTGGCGCATTTCCGGTGGGTGTAGAACGCTCGGGTGGCGGTGGTTTGCGGGAAGATGTAACTTTCAATTGGGACTCCAGTTTGGCAACAGCAAAAGCAAATTTGACGGGATCAGAAATAGAAGCCAGTTCTTTGGCCTTTTTGGGATTCTTGCCCAAGGCATAAATCACCAGTGCTGGGTTTTCTGCACCTTGCAAGACAACACCTTGCTGCACGGTGTTTAGGGTGTCTTGAACCGTGGACTCAGCATCCTCAAAGTCTTTGACTTTGAGTTCATTCTTGGCCTTTGAGTAGCTATCTAGCTTGGATTGCCAAGATTTCTGCTGCTCATCCATTTGATGCTGTTGCTGGCGTTTTGCAGCCTCAACGGCATCTTTCTTGACATACCAAGACTCCAGCGCCGTTTCGTACTTTTCGGTGTCGTAGTCGTGGTCTTCCAGCTTTGGCTTTGCGCCAAGCGTAGGAACAGCAGCATAGGATGGCGCTGAATGCTCTTTGGCCTCGTACTCCTTGACCTTGCGCTGCAACTCTCGATGAGACTTGCGCAACTCACGAACCCAATCCGGCGCTCTCGGTTCTTCAGGTGGTTCCTCGTCTCCAATGGAAACCACAACACGCTCTTCAGCAGATTCCTCTACCTCCGACTCTTCTTCATCAACCTCGTTTTCAGGCTCATCAAGTGCAGGGGTCTCAATGACACTTTCTTCCGCAACTTCTTCAATCTCTGCTTTTGACATTTTCCACTTTCAAACTCACCAGTTTTCGGCCTGGTGGTTGCCGCTGCCGGTTATCCGGCGAATCAATGCAAGGTAAAGCCTAAGACAGAAAAAACCGCTTGTGATTCAAATTCATCAACTGCCATCAGGGCTGCAATGGAATCCTCCTCATCAAGCAATATCTCGCTAAGTTCACGCGCAGCCATTTTCAAATCAGCATCTAGTTTTTCCGTAGCAATGCGGTTGCTTTGCAATGCTTCCAGTTTTGCTAGTTCTTTCTGAAGGCTTTCAATCTGCTTGAGATCACCATTGAAATCAATTAACTTACGAGCAATGCGATTGGCTTGAGGCTGATCTGAATCAGTCAGAGTCTGAGAAATGCGCCTCAGTGCGGCCTGATGCTCTGGGTCAAAGCGTAATAGCGATGCCTCAAAATCAGCCCGTTCACGTACCCAGCCATTGCGAGACTTTCGAGATCCCGCTGATGTGCCTGGGCCACCACCACCAATAACAGGTGGCGGTGGTGCGCTACGGGACTGGAGTAGCGTTAAAAACACGTTACATCAGTGTTTTCAAGGCTTCAATGGTGGCTTGAGTCTCGCTGATCTCTCCTTCAAGTCTCAGCACCGCCTCAAGGTCTCCTGATGCCATAGCGGTTGATTTAGCGCCATTCAGATAGGCCAACTTGTTGGACATCAGGGTGACAAGTTCTTGCATCTTCATACCAATACCACCATTTCTTGAGCGACCGTAGACAAGTGCGATTGCAGCAAAATCACATCGTAAGTATCCGTGCCGTCAATTGCGCAGTACGCTGCCATTCGTTGACCAAGCGCCCCAGTACCAGCCTGCAAGAAATCTGTTGGCGTAAATGGTGATAGCACTCGGTTTTGTACGTCGAATCGGTACATCTGATTGACTGCGGAGGCCACGTATACATTCATATAGAACATTCTGCCTTCATTTTCAAACGGCGCGTATGCTCCACAAGTGCCGACAGTCAGAGCCACTGCGCCATCGTAAACAATTGCGCCCGTCCAAGTGCCGGTAATTGACCCCGCAATATCCAGCACATCCAGCGTGGCAGAGCCACCTCGAAAAAAGTAACAGAAAGACTGGCGCGCGTTGCGAGCAACACCGGGCTGAATACCAAACGATGGTGCCCACATACCACCAGACGCATTGGCCGCTGGAGCAGCACCAAAGTACGTAGTTGACCACGCGTTGGTCAAGATGTTGTTGGTGCCATTGTTAATGGTAGCGTCAGAGTAGTTGTAGGTGTAAACCGTAGTCGATGCAGTTGACCGCACCAGCATCAAGTTTGGCAACTCAATAACGTATTTAGCAGATGACGATGGCTGAGTTGCCCATGCCGCGCCCGTTGTGTACACAGGGCTTGGGCCTGCTGTGTGGCTGGCAATGACTCGGCGCTGACCAACTGCCGCTGGCGTTACTGTGTCCTGCACAATCCTGATCTGGAAATTGCGGAACTCATTGACCGCTACTACGGAATCGCCATTGGTAGCTTGGCCGGTCAGTGTGCTTGCGCCAGATGCGGTAGCTGTCAGTGCGGAGCGGGTTTCAAGGCCAGTATCGTAGACAAACGTGCCTTTGATCATGCCTTCGCCGGGAGCGCAGTCATATGGTGTGAATTGCTCATCCAGCACCATGATTGAACTATCCGTACCGACCGTAGCAGGCAAACCAGTAATACTCAAACCGGTAGACAGCGTGTTAGACGCTACTTCCAACGACCGCCAAGCATTTGCTGCCATGACACCAGCGGATAGCATGAAAACACGACCAGCAATAATTTCGTACCGTGCGCCCGTCGATGGGGTAAATGTAAACGGTGAAATGACATGAATCGTCGGTGTGGTGCCAGCCGTGTTGGCATCAATATAGCGTTCTTCTGTCTTTCCAGCAACGGTATCAATGATGCGCAGCTTGAACCCGTACTCTCCTGAGCCGCCACGGTTTGCCAGCATATTGAGACCGACAGCCGTTGGTAACGCAGTGGACAATGTAACTTTAATCGTCGTCGAGCCAGCAGCAATGGTGCCAACAAGTCCAAGCGACGGCGCAAAAGCCATTGCCGATCCAGCACCAAAAGTGCCAGCCAATGCGGGAGACTGAACAAAGTTCCAAGATTTGGTAACAATGTTGAATCGGTTCAGCACCGTGGCGTTAACCAAGTTGTAGACAAATGGATTGCGTGACAAGCCAGACCTCAAATCAGCTACAACCGAGGTAGCCGCAGCGCTGGCGTTAGGTGCCGGGGCGACTTGCGCCCACATCAACCTGTCAATGACTTTTTTGAACGTATTTGCCATGTTTGTTCCTTATGTGATTCGATTGCGAACTGCCGCTTGCCATGCCGCCATATTGCCGCCGTTAACCAATATCTGACCTTGAATATTTCCAATGTTGGCTTGATTGGTGACCGTGCCGACGGTTGTGACAGTGCTGATTGTTCCAAGGTTGCCCGTCTCTACAACCGCCGTAACACGACCTCGTTGCAACGACTTGTCGTAGCCTTGTGGTGAGTTCAGGTAGTTGAGCATCCGCGTCAGCAAGAAGATCATGCCTTGCAATGACTCTGCGTTATTGACATCCACAACCGAGAGTGGAACGGCTCGTAACTCAGCATCTGTCAATGGCCCAGTAACGGCCAGTGGCGTTGCAGAAGTAATTGGGAGAGGGTTGGCTGCCGAAACATCAACTGCCTCCCCATCCTCGCCAATTCCGAGTTTGATTCGCTGGTGAAGAACACCAGCAATCTCGTCAGCAGCAACCAGCGCTCCTGTGCCTGGTGTATAGCCTACATTGTCAGCCATTTAGTTCACTCCGTTTCAATGCGTGACACTCGACCTTTTTCACGCACAATGCGTTTTGGCCGACTGATTGCAGCAATGGCCTTGTCGGTATTCTGCGAACTCACATCCGCAAACTGACCAACTGCCTGACTCATCTTGCCAACAGCATCACCAATGAAGGCAATGCTCTGACCCAACCCATCAACCGCTTGCTGCATTGCAGCACTGGCCTGAACCATACTGTCATTTGCTTGCCGCTCAGATCGTAACTGCTCAATCTGAGAATCCGTGCTATCCACCTTGCGCCTGCGCATCTCATTCTCCAAGCGCATGGCCTCAATCTCCAGCATCGTCTTCTCATCCATCTGAGCAGGCATGGCCTGCTGCTGGCCTCCACCCTGTCCCTGCCCACCTTCCACACCAGCCAAAGTCTCAATCGTCTTTGCCTCAGTTTCTTGAGCCTTCGCCATTGTAAGCACAGTATCAGCCCGAGCCTTCTCAGCCTTTGCCTGTGCTTCCTCAGTCACAGCCATCATGTACTGGGCATTCGGGTCAGGCTGGGCATTCTGAGCCGCTGCTGCGAGTTCTTTGGCTTCTTCCTCATTGGGCTTCATCACACCGGCCTGCACCATCTGCTTACGGAAGTAAGACCGCACATCAGAGATACCCTCGCCGTCCATGTTCTGGAACGCCATAGCCAGCAATACCTGCTGGGTCTGTGGGTCTTGCGTCAGTTGCAGCATACCCAGAACAGAACGCACCGTGGCCTGACGCTGACTATTGGACGACGGCCCAACTGAGGACACCACATCAAACTTGGCCTCAGACAGATCATTCTCCAACTCAATCTCGCCTTCCTCATTCATCATTGGCTTCATCAGCTCAATGGACTCCACCTCATTCTGCTCACCAATGGCCTTCATCCGACGCTTCGGCTCAACGTAGATTTCCTTTGCCATTGACAACCAAATCTCACCGCACCGCTGAATACCCTTGCCAAAGTTGTTCATGTACAGGAACGCCTGCATATCCAGCCGCTGCTGAACCATCTCAACAGCCTTGCCAGAGATGTTGCTGACAATCTTGTCACCATTCTGCTGGTTGCCCAAAATATCAGCAATGTCAGCCTCAGTCAGTTGCAGAAGCGCCGCCATAGCCGGTGGCAACTGCGGACTCTTGGTGTACGCCACAGGGCCAGATGCCTGCTGCGAACCATCCGGGCCGGTAATCGGATTCACCAGCAAGTAAGGGTAATTCTTCAGATTGTCTTCAGCCCACATCACCTGATGCCCAGCAACCTGCTCAGGCATCAGAATTGGCTTCTCAACACTCGACAACGCGCTGATCTCACCCAGCTTGGACAACTGCATATTCTTCAGGCGCTGTGCATCCTTGGCAAACCGCACAACCCCCATGCACCGCTCGATGTTGTCAATGAACCAGCGCTTGCCATACACCGGCACAATTGGAATGCAAGTCCCGGCAATGTAGCCGCAGTCCTCCAGAATCCGAGCGCCACTCATGATGTACTTATGCACCTTGCGACGCTTCACCTTCTTTTGACGAATCTCCACACTACCAATAGCCAGTAGCGTCTCCTCCAACGTCTCATCATTCTCAAAGTCAGCCTCGGAGTACCGCTCCTCCGTCCCATCAATCGCCTGGAACACCCGCACTATCTCTGACTTACTCTCCACGCAGTAATACTCAGCCACAAACACCACATCCGGCGTCAGCCAATCAAATTCATACTGGTGGATCTCCTTGGGCCAGGACGCTGGGTCATCATCGTACTCAGCCTCATAGGCCGAACGAGTCATCGAGGTAAGAACAAAACACTTCTTAGCATCCGCCTTGTCCTGACGCTTGGCATCCAGATCAAAAAACACCGACGAGTCAGCATCAAAGATTGGCTCAATCCGAATCCGCTGATGATCATTCTCATCATCCTCATCATCCTCATAAGCCGACCGCAGACGCCACGCACCAAACCCACCCGTCACAGCCTCATCAAAAGCATTGTCATACGCCTCAGTCGCCGTGCTGTCCTGCTCATCCGCCCGATACAGCTTGTTGCACGTATCAGCCAGGCTCGTCGCATCCTTGCCATCCTTGCTGATGAAATCCACACTCACCCGGTTATTGCGGTACTCATTGATGATCCGCGTAATCGCCAGCGCAATCTTATTCACCTCAAACTTGGGCTTGTTCTCAAACTGCTCACCCAGCGGCCCCTCCCAAGTCGCACCAGCAATCGTCGCAAATCGCCTATCCTGCAAACACTGCAAGCGCTCATCCCGCAACGAACTCTGAATATCATCAAATGCCTGCAACGCATCCTGATGAACATTGCTCAACCTAGTCTCATTAGAAATACGTGCCATTGAATCTATCTCCAAAAGTTTACCGTGTGTATGCCCACCCAGCAATCTATCTCCAAAAATTTACCGTTGGCAAGGCATAGTGCGAATTTGATACGGCATACGACACACCCATTACATCACTACTCACCGGAAAAGCAAAGGTCACAGCAATCGCATCTGCCGCATCCGGAGACGCCAGTCCTCTAGACCTCATCTCCTTCTTGCTCTCCAGAAATATCGTACCCGACGAATCAGGCTTGATCCTCGGCCCAGTCAAGTCATTCATCAACTGCTTATCCAACGGAATACTCGCCGACCTCAACCAATCCCGCATCATCCCCCAAATCTCAGCCCTCTTATTCCCCCACATTATCGGCTTACTTGACTTCCAACCAAAGTTCACACCCCTCACCTTGTACTTCTGCTCCACCAACCTATCAAGTATCCCATACCCCAGCCCACCCTCATCAATCATCACCATCGACGGCCTGTACTCAGCAATCACCTCAATCACATGACCCACCACCGTCATCGTGTCATCACCCCTGTACCTCCGAATCTCCAAAATATCCCGTCCCTGCCTCACCGCAATCACCGTACTATCCGCCCCACTCCGCGCCGGGTCAACCCCCACCACAATTGCCGCACTCACATCCTTCCACTTCTCCCTCTGCATCGCCTCATCCACCAACGCCGGACTTATAAACTGACCATCCCCATTCTTCGGAAACTCACCATACACCTCAACCCTAGCCACCGCCGAGTCTTCCCCATACTCCGCCACAATCTGCTGATACACCGCCTTGTCAGTCCCCTCCACCGTCCTGGCATCAATCTGCTTCGTCTTCCAAAACGCCCTCTTGGCATTGAAGCACTCATAAAAATACCCACTATTGCGCCGTGGATTAGAAAACGCCAGCCAGAAACGATTCGGCGTGTTCTCCGTGAAAAACCCACCAGTGACCGACCAAATCGGATCAGCAATACCACTCGCCTCATCAAATATCACCATCACACCATCAAAGTTATGCACACCAGCATAAGCATCCGGGTTCTCCTCACTCCACAACCGACCCTCAATCGCCCAGTACCGCGTCCCCTTCTTCAAATCACTCTCCACCAAATCCGTCAACCACTTGGCCGGTGCCACTTTCGTCGCCGATATCTCAAACCAATGCGAGTTCAACCCCATCGCCAACCACTTGGTAATCTCAGCCCAAGTAATCGAGCGCAGCTGGTTCTCCGAGTTCGCCGAAATAATGGTCGTCGAGCCAATCCTCGTTGACACCATCCATATAGTCAGCCATGACACTAATGCTGACTTACCAATACCACGACCAGAAGCTATTGCCTCTTGCAATACCTTGTA